TTGGAAGTTGCTAGCGCCCAACAACGTAGGATCGTTGAGGAGCTTCCAGCTGTGCTTGTGGAAGGTGTAAGAGCCACGCATAAATGAAGAGAAGCCAAGCTTCACCATATCTGCAGCGTTAGCAAACTGTCCGAACTGAGTAGCAACACCAGCGGTGATGTTAGCAGCCGTAGACGTACCAGTAGCGATCATATCGTCAATGGCAAGGTCTTGGAGGCGGTTAACGTACATAGCGTACTCAGGCATAGAGCCTTGCTTGTCAAGAGCGGTGATGAGAACATCAAGCTCGTCAAGCGTAGCAATAGCAGCAGTAGTGGTTGCGCCAGAGTTAACAACGATACCACGATCAGAGATAGCAGAGAAGTAACCTTCAGAGCCAGCAATAGATCCCAGTGAGCTTGTTCCAGCTGCGTTAGAAACCTGCTGTCCAAGCAACATCATCATCTCACGCTTGTCGAGGAAGCGTTGACGGGTGTCGTTCTCAGACTTGATGAACCAGCGGTAGTCGCCATTTCCTAGGTTTACCCAGCCAATGTTGGTAGCCTGTGAACCGGTAACCTTGTAGACCTCTTTGATGATCTGGTATGGGTTCGTACGCTTAACAACGTTAGACTCAAGGTAGCCAACGTTTTGATCAGTTCCCTGAGCAAACATATTACCTACGATGGGGAAGTTAGCAGAAGCAGCGGCAGCAGATGCGCTAAGACCTGCACTCGATAGAGAAACAGCAGTAGCGGCAGCAGTAGCTGTCTGAGAGAATTCACCAGAGGTAACAGCAGTGATGATGAAGCGGTCTACACCACCAACCAAAATCACGTCGTTAACACGAAGGTACTTCTGAGCAGCAGCCTTAGTGGCTCCAGTAGCAGAAGTAGCGGCAGAGGCTAAGTTCAGCGTCAGGGTAGTTGCAGCGGCAGCAGCAGAAGCGGCTGGAGTAGCAACCTGAAGCTGGTGCAAGCGAGTCTCCTCCCAGTACTGAACCTCATCGGCAGCACCGTTAGATTTGACAGCTCCTACCATCTGAAGGAAGCCTGTGATGCCTTGGTTACCGTAGGTCTTAACGAGAAGATCACGGTTGTCGGGCTTGTTTACTTCATCGATGAAATCACCGAGTGAAGTGTATTTGGTCGGGTCTAACCGACGAAAACTGTTGGGAGAAAAATCCAACGGAGTGTTTGTAGTTGCCATTTTATTTTATGTGTTAGGCGTTTTTATATTTTGAGACGAAGACTGTCGCTATTGCTTAGATAGTTTAGTATCTGAGCAGAGACAGAATCAGCATTCTTTGAATCAGCGGGACGTGGAGATGAGACATCTACATTCGCGGCAGTTTCTACGAGTTTGCGCTGGCCATCACTAAGGCCCTGCTTGTAGATAGAATTGACAATTTCATCAATGTTATCTACTAGGGCTCGGTGAGAGTTCAGCAGCTCGAAGTCCCAGCCTCCGCTGTTATCAACATACTGATCGAAGAACTCATCAAGACGTGCATTCTTATCCTTTAAGCTCGACTTGTACTGGTCGTTAAGCCCGAAGTTGAACTCTTGGTCGCCAAGCTGGAAACTTAGCGATTCAAGGGCATCAACCTCTTGGCTCATCGTGCGAATCCAGTTCTCGTCAATGGGACTTTGAACTTCGTTATTTGAGACTTCTTGCTTCACAGGCATACGATAATTGTCGCGCAATTTCTCGATGTCCCGTTTAGCTTTGTCCGCATCAATCTTTAATTGGATACTCGACAACCGAATCTCTTCATTACTGTATAGGTCCTCGTCTACTTTGTACTTGGACCTCACCAGTAAATCGATGTCTTCATTAGAGAGATTAGGATAGTCAACAGCCATCTGCAGTTTCACAGCGCTGAGCTCATCCATTTCAGACGGATTAATTGACTGGTATCTAAACCAGTCAAGTGGATCACGTCCTGTCTCTTCAACAAAGTCGGCGATTGCCTTTATTCTCTCGTCAATTGATGGGGCTTTTTGAGCTTCAAGAAGCTGGGTAAGATGTTCGATGCTATCGATAGATACGCCTAGCTTTTCACTGACGTAGCTTGCGACTGCAGCCTCGAACTCTTGCTCAGACATCTCTGGCTCGGGTTCATTTGTAAAAGAACTTTGAACAGTTTCCTGTTCTAGTTGCTGTTGGGGTTCGTAGGTCTCCTGCGGTGTAGCCTCTGGTTGCTCGGGTGTAGACTCTGCAACTTGATTGCTAAAGTCTAAAACCTCTGCTCCCTCAGGTACTGAGAAGGTGGGGGTGTCTAGTGGCGTTCCCTCTGGCACCTCTCCGCTGGTTACCTCGTATCCCATTGCGCTTAGAGCGCTTTCAATGTCATTGCTCATATAAAATAAATTTTGTTATTAATAACGCAAAATTAGTTCAAATAACTATTGCATATTTTGCAACAGTTTCGTATAGGACTACTTACGGAACCTAGCGATTTTCTTGGCAATAGCCTTGGGCTGGGCAACAAATTGCTTGCCTTTCTCAGTCCCCTCGCGCTTAGCGCGGGTGGTGGCTGCGTACTCTTTAGAGCTTAATGATTTGATTGCCTTCTCTGGAAGATAGCGTTCTCCTGTCTCGCCTGACGGCTTGCCGCTCTTGGTGCGCCAGTTCTGCTTGGTCCACTTGCTTAGGCTTGTCTTTGTCTTTGCACCGGAGTACCCTCCGCCTGCTTTCTTGTAGATAGATACGGCAAGCTGCATAGCTCTGGCTGAGTGCTTCCCGCCCATCTTAGCCTTAGCTTGCGCCTTTGACTTCTCCCAAAGCTCTGGGTTTGTTTTTTTAGCAACCTTCATTATAGTCCCCTCGTGTATTTTTGAGACTTGGGAGGCATCTTCTTATCTCCTTGAGGACCAGACCAAAACGCTTTGTCCGCCCAGAAGGCGGCGCTCATCTTCCCTTTGGCAATGTTCTTAGCGTGGCGAGCTTTAAAGCTCTTACGGGCCTCGGGGCTGTAGTTGTGGCCCATCTTCTGGTCTCCGAAGCGGATAAGGCGAACCTTGTCGCCAACCTTTGCTAATACGATTCCCTTCTTGGTAGGATGGGACGGGGTCTTCTTGGCTTTATTAACGCCAGAGAGCCCGTACTTCTTGAGGATGTTCTTTACTCTTTCTTCCATCACTGCTCAAATAATACGAAGAATACAAATCTTCCCCATAGATACGTAGCTATTCCACCAATCCATTGGTCGTTTGCCCTACTGACCGCAGCCTTAGGCACTAGAAGGGCTTTGCGTAGGGTCTCTGTGGTTTTGATGTTCTCAGTAGCAAGAGAGTCGGCAACAGACTTCATACCACGATAGTCTACCCCTACAGAGTCAATCTCTTTCTTTAGCTTGACAAACTTGCTGTTCATAGACGCTGCCTGAGACAGCTTAAGAACGACTACCGTATCACTCCCCTCCACCCGTTGAATCGGGTAGGATTGCGAGTACGTTAAATGGCACAGCAGCAGGCTGCTCGCTAATAGCAACGATTTCATCTTGCATTGTTTTAACTTGTTCAACGAGGGCGACCTTTTCTTCTTCCAAAGTTGTAATTGTGGCCTTCATTTCTTTTACTTCCGCAACAATTAGATTGTCTGCGCTCTTTGACACGGATGCAGCCTTTTGCATCGTCTTGTTTGAGTTCTCAAGAATCAAATCAATATCCAATGCCTCTCGCTGCTTTGGCTTTTGTGCGCTGAGGATTCCACCAATGATTAGAAGGATTAACAGAATTACTGCAGCTTGTGTGGCTTTCATCGTGTTTGAATTAGCATTTCGTTCTTTGCACTTGTATACGCTAAAGCAGAATCCAATTTACGGACGTGCTGGGTGTATTTGTCGACCTTCTGCTCTAAGTCGAGAACACGAGTTTGGCATCGGTCGTCAACCTTTGCGTTGGTCATCTTCTGGTCTACGTACAGGTAACCGATTGCTACGAGCGCAACAAAGGCTATAGCAGCGACGGGGTTCTTTTGGAACTGGTCAAAGGATACTGGTAGCTTCATTTCTTAGCGAACTTTTCTAGTCCTGCGATGCCGAATGAACCTAGGGTAATGATTACAAAAGAATTATACGTGAACTCGTTGATAACGAGGTCCTTACCCATAACGCCTGAGACAACGTCCGCAACCATTACTATAACCATTACAGCAAATGACATAAAACCAATGATGGTTTTCTCATTCCAGTTGTTGTCATCTTTAAAGATAGAGGCAAAGCCCATAAGTTTTTCTTTTATGTAAGTAAAGAGTTTCATCTGTTTAAATGAATGGGTTTGAAGTGGTACAAAGTTAGAGTAAAAAGAAAAGCCCCTTGAGGGGCTTCAGCTCATTAAATGCTATGCTTTATTCAACTGGTACTGGAGGTAAACAGTAGGCTGCAGTAGGGTTAGCAACGCAGTACTCGGTAGCGTATGCTGATTCCAATCCCGCGAAAACGTGGATTCCGCAGGGAGCCGGCCATACCTTAAAGGCAACGAAGTCTACAGGCTCTAGGTCCTGCCATAGGATGTCTACCGCCCACTCTGTAGAGAGGTCGGTACACTCACCCGTCTCTGGGTCGGTGGCGAGGCAGATGTTACCAATCTCGTGGACAGCTACTACTTCACTGTTGTAAGAGGTGTTACCCTCTTCGTCTGTGGTGGAGATTGTTGCTTTGGCTGATTCCCAAGCTTCTTGAGTGGGGAATTCGTACTTATAAAACTTCATAGCTGTTGTTGTTTATTGATTATAAAGTGGTAAGTTCTGCCAGTTGGGCGTTGGTTAGACGGGTCTTGAATAGTAGGGCTTGGCTTAACGGCAACTCGGGGTTTAATGTGCCGCCAAAATTAAAATTAAGGTCGGCAAATGCACTACCGCTAAAGGCTGAGGTGTTTGTGCTTGACACTTGGGCTCCGTTTAAGAATACGGCAGAATCCCCCGTTTTGTATGCAATAGCAATTTTATTATTCCCGTTTATTGGTAATATTGAACTTGCAAATGTCCAAATTGTAGAACCACTTACAATCAAGCGAGCGGTAAAGCTGTTTCCTGCAAGTTCTTTTCTCAACCAAAGTTGTGTAGTTCCGCTTATTATTTGTACAATATATTCGTTTGGATAAGAGGCTAAAAGTCGGTTGTTAAAATTAACAAATACAACCCCCTCAGTCTGGCCAATCAACGAGCTTATGCCCGCCTTTGAGGCAGCGTCTGCCACACGAGTTTGACTCGTTGCAAGCGTGGGGATGTACGAGGTGGCGTAGGCTCCAGCTTCAAGTTGTGCGCCCCAAAGGTATAGGCCGTCGGTTCCGTTGCCAGCCCAACTAATTACTGGGGTGGCGCTATTGTCATAAATGTAAAAGTTTGGGGGTGACGAAATGGAAACTGTACAAGTTACCGAAATACGTATCCAGCCGTTGCCGTAGTTTTCAATTTTAAAACCGCTGTTGTTTGTGTTCCTAAATATCGCAAGGGTATCAAGGTTTACCCCAATGCCACCGCTGTGTCCGTCAAACCAAACCAAAAGGTTTTTATATAATCCTTTTTTAGCAAATACGCTTAAAGTGTGAGTACCGCTTGATACTGCGGCGCTAGCTAAGCTAGCACTATGTATACCATTTGTAACGCTTGGTATAATAAAATCCGCTGAGGCGTTCCCGTCGGGACTTACAATAGAGTTTGACGTTACGCTAACATTCGTTTTTGTATAAGCGGCATTATTAAACTGCTCCGAGAACGTCATTAAGTTTGTCCGCTGTGGCTCCAGCAAAAGCTTCGGGCAAGTACTGTTTAAATAATCTAATCTTGGTATGTTAGCAACAGGACCAACTGATACTGCTGTAGTGGTAGTTGGGATGTAGTCTGTTGCTATGTCTCCCGTTTCTAATTGTACACCCCAAATTACAAAAGATGATGCGGCCGCAACGGCTGAATTTGTAGCTATTACAAGAGAAATACTAGAGGATGCTGCCGTGAAAGTAATCGAAATTCTCTGCCAAGTGCTTGTCGGGGTGAAACTTAATGTGTTACCCGTTACAATGAAGACTTGCGGTATTTGTGCGGTTCCATCTGACTTTACGTAAAGTGAGGCAGTGTACTGAGTCCCAGAAACGACCGTTCTAGCTTGTGATATTTGCGGGAAAGCACCGCCCGCCGAAACAAACCTATCGGCCGTCAATGTCCCGTTTGGCGCAGTATCAAAATTTGCTGTAATTGTAACTAAACTTTTTCCCCAACTTGCGTCGTCAAAGGTTTGGCTCTGCAAAACTTCGTTAGTACGCACCTTCTCAATAAGGCCGTTGCTTGCCACCCTAGTCGCCTCAGAGGCACGGGTAAAGGTCAGCTGCCCGTCGGTACTGAGGGGCTTTTGTGAGTATATCTTACCGCTCTTGTACCCACTTGGAATCATTACTAGGCTGGCGTCTTCGTAGAAACTCATATTATCAATGGTTGTATGTTAATTGTGCAGCTACTAGCTTGCGCTGTAGGCCACTGGGGGTAAACTTAAGCTTTAGGAATTTCATAGCGTAGTGAGCTCCTGAAGAGCGGCGTTGCTTAAACGGGTCTTGAATACTAGGGCTTGCTTATAAGGCTTCCAAAGATTATTTGTGGTACCAGCGTTTTCTTGACCTAAATACAAATTGCTTGTGGCTGGCGTAGTATGCGAAGTGTCGGTACCTACCAAAGAACCATTTACATACATTGCCACGTCATTGTTTTTGTACGCAACCGCAATTTTTACAACGCCTTGAGGCATAGTAGTACCAGTTATTTCGCCAGTTTGTGTGCCGCTTGCAACTGAAACAAAGTAAGAAGACCCACCCGTAAGCCTTGCAAGATACATACGATTACTGCTCGTTCCGTCAGATACCGATATGATTCTATCAATGGTTGAATTATTATTTCCGTCATTGACAAACTCAACAAACAAAGTCCCCTCCGTCTGGCCAATCAATGAGCTAATGCCCGTCTTTGAGCAAGCATCCGCAACCCTTGTAACTGAGGCTGCAAGCGTGGGGATGTACGAGGTGGCGTAGGCTACTAAATCCTCAAACTGAAAACCATAAACTTGGTAAGTCCCTACGTTGTCAAAGAAAAACTGACAAGAGTAAGTCGTGCCAGCAGACGTGTAATTGTGTGTTACCCTATACCACCCGTTGCCGTAGTTAGTGATGGTTGCCGTGACCCCAGTACCAGTAGAAATTACTGAACCAGTCGCAACATTAAAAGTCGCTCCTTTGTCTACAATTCCATCATAAGTGTTTATTCTAAACTGCGCTCCCGTTCCAGCCTTTACAAAACACGACAAAGTGCGTGTTCCAGCAGTTAACCCAGTAAACGCTCGCTGAATCCTTGCTGGTGCGGAGGTAATAGTTACGAGGTCAGCATTCGTGTAGCCATCTGGCGAAACATTTGTGTTTGCCGTAATCGTAAGCGAACCTATTGCAGACCAGTAGGCGTTGTCTAATTGCTCGGAAAAATTAAATAAATTGGTACGCTGCGGCTCCAGCAAAAGCTTAGGGCAAGTGCTATTAAGGTAGTCCAAACGGGGTAAACCGCTAACTGGGCCAACGCTTACCGCTGCGGTGGTGGTGGGGATGTAGTCTGTTGCTATGTCGCCCGTTTCGAGCTGGGCAAAAGCCAGCAATACATCAGCGCTTGTGTTTGCGGTAACGCTACCACGAGTTTCAAGTAAAAAATTTATGCTTGTTGAGGTCGAGGTGCCTACGTTTACCACCCTTTGCCAGTCAGCGGTAAGGGTAATTATTAACTGAGCTCCAGAAAACTCAGTAATAAAACGGACTTGCTTGCCAACTTCACCAGCGCTGAAGGCTTTAATAAATACTGAAGATGCGTGAGGTGTTGAGTTTGCGCTCGTTACTCCTTGATTTAGAATAGACCTATCTAAACTTGTTACGCCTACGCAGTTAAATACAACCCGTGATGCAGTATTGGTACCATCTGGTGCCGTTCCAGCGTTTGCGGTAACCACAGGGGCAAGGCCCAATCCACTACCCGATTTCGCCCAATTAACCGTGCTGAATCCATTTGACTGCAAAACAAGATTAGTCCGCACCTTTTCAATAAGCCCGTCACTCTGCACACGGGTGGCGCTTGAGGCACGGCTGAATACCAAATCTCCCGACCCATCAGCTGGCTTAGTGCAATAAACCTTCTGGTCCTTGTAGCCAGAAGGAATCATTACTAAAGATGCGTCATTGTAGAAACTGCCCATTGTTTATTGTATCTTATTAAGCCCAGATAAGGTAATTAAATGGTCTCGATTTCATCACCGCCTGCAAACTCAATCGTTGGAAGCTTGTGGAGTTCCTCCAAAGCCTTTACGATGTTGGTGACCTCAACCAAGTTGAAGCAGCCCTTTGAGATGGCAATGTTTAAAGCCTCTGCGGTGACTTGTAGTGCTACTGAATGTTCCATTAGAAAGGTAGTGGGGTAGATACGGGATATACGGGGGGCGTGATAAGGGAATCAATTTGTCCTTGAATGCAAGCCTCAAGATTAGCAACGCCATCAACGCCAAGTTCCTCTTGAACCCAACCGATAACGATTTCGTTGGTAAGGTCAGCGTAAGGGATGAACTCCGATACTGATTCGGTAGAGAATCGTGCGGTGTTAGATAGTGATGCGGTGTACTCGCCATCAACGCCAACCACTTCGTAGTTTGCGATTACAACGTAGTCAGATTCGGTGCCGATGGTTTCGGTGTAAAGGGCAGTTACTGCCCAAGTGTAAGTTGTCATTATGCTTTTAGTAAAATTTTGTATGCGGTTCCGTTGATGATAACACTCCAAGACCTATCAGATACAAGTGCTTCCGTTGCGACTGCGCCTGCGTTCGTTCCTGATGAACCAAATACGCATTGGTTTGAGGCGGTTGCAGTTGCATCTTTACCAAGAATTACGCTTCCACTAAAATTACCGCTTTGACAATTTTCGCCAATGGCGGTATTATTACCTCCTGTTGTATTATTTGATAATGCTTGTCTACCTACTGCTGTATTATCACTGCCTGTAGTGGTTGCACCTAAAGCACTTATACCTATCGCTGTGTTTTGCCCACCTGTGGTGTTTGCATCCAACGCTTGAAATCCAACTGCGGTATTGTTAGAACCCGTACTCAACTTCAACGCTTGGTATCCAATAGCAGTTACTCCCGTGCCACTCGTGTTGGTCTCCGCTGCCTCAAAGCCTACTGCGGTATTGTTAGAGGCGGTGTTTGAAAGTAAAGCCTGTGCACCTATTGCCGTATTGCTTGAACCCGAAACAACAGCCTGCAAAGCATAATTACCAAAAGCAGCATTGCTTGAACCCGTTGAGGAAAGTTGCATTGTAGTATAACCAAATGCGGTGTTGTCGTTACCCGTAGTGTTTGCAGGTAAACACAAACCTCCTACGGCATTATTGGTTATGCCCGTAGTATTTGCCTTTAAAGCGCCATTACCTACGGCAGTATTAAAACTACCCGTGCTTAACCGCAATGCTTGATATCCGATGGCGGTGATTTCCGTACCACTCGTGTTGGTGAATGCTGCTTCAAAGCCTACGGCAGTATTATTTGATGCGGTGTTTACTAATAGGCTATCTGTTCCAACAGAGGTATTGTTACTACCCGTTGTGTTTGAGACTAATGCTTGCCTACCAACTGCCACGTTGCTACTGCCCGTAGTGTTTGCTATCAATGCAGTAGTACCTACGGCAGTATTAAAGTTACCCGTATTAGCCCTCAACGCTTGGTATCCAATAGCGGTTATGCTCGCTCCACTCACGTTGCTCAATGCTGCTTCAAAGCCCACTGCCGTATTGTTCGCAGCGGTGTTGTTTTGTAATGCAGCTTTCCCTACTGCCGTGTTATTACTGCTCGTGGTGTTTGATAACAAAGCGTCACGACCAAAAGCAGTATTGTTACTGCCCGTAGTGTTTAAGGTTAACGCCTCACCCCCTACTGCGGTATTGTTACCTCCCGTAGTATTAGATAGCATTGCACTTCTACCCAAAGCAGTGCCTGCAGAACCCGTAGTATTTGCGGTCAAAGCATTTTGACCTACCGCTACGTTATTTGCTCCCGTTGTATTTGAATCCAATGCAGTATCACCAAAAGCGGTGTTAGACGTAATCGCACCCGCACCATAGTTGGTCAAAGCGGTAGTTGATACAAGCAAAGGCAAATCGTTGCCCAAGCCATCAGACAAACGCTTGAGTGACCCCGTGATTGGCTCGTTGTCCCCGACCTTGATAAGGCCGTCGTAGGTGGCCTGGATTCTTTCTCCTGTTAATGTGTTTCCCATTTTGTGATAATTATAAGTTCCAAATTTCTGTTGTTGTGCTCCAAACTTCGATGCTGGTGTTCCAAGCTATCTCAATGTAAGAGTTTAAGTCAAATAAAGCATTAGTGAAGCAGGCCTGACCCTCAATGATTCCTCCGTCAAGGGTCCACCTCTGGAAGATTAAATCAATGTAGTCGCCAGTGTTACGGACACCAAGCCTAAACTCAGCACTCTCAACGCAAGACTCAGCCTCTACCGTTCCTCCGTCCGCTGTTACTATAGTAAAGTAATCATTGAACAGCATCTGCGCTGCACCCCGAAGGTTGCCAGCGCCAGTAGGCGTTAGACTTATGCTGATGCCTAGGCCGAGCATTGTTAGGCTATGTAAGCGATTGCTACGCCTGAGGATACCCCCACTGCGCTAAACAATCCGTAGATGGTGGTGCCAGCAAAGACGGGTACCGCTGTAAGGTTGTCCTCCGCTGCTGATGTGGCGGTAACCACCGCGTCGCTGGTTACCGTAATTGCTCGGTAGAACTCTCCGCTTACGGGAGTAGATGAGGAGGTAAGTACCCTAAAACCTTTCTGACCGAATGCCTGAAGCTGGTAGTTGGTTGTGTTGGTAATATTTGAATAGCTCACAATGGTAAAGGTTAGAGGTTAAAGAGAAAACGCTAATTCCTTACAAAGATAGCTATTGGTTCAATATGATGTCTACGATATCATCTTGACCCTCGAGGTCCTGCTTCTGCAACTCCGCACGGTCTCCCTTGCGCTGGGCAATCAGTTTGCTTTGTGCAACTGCTTGCTCCTTAATGCGGTTGTCCTTCCGGTCTTCAGCCTCTTGATCAGCACTCTGGCGTACACCCGATTCAATCTGTTGTTCTTTGATTCCGTAGTCTCCTTGCAGCTGAGCCAACTGCATCTTAAGTCCGTACTCCACCTGCAGCAGCTGAGCCTTAGCCTCAGCCTCTAGCTGAATCTTCTGAGCGTCCAACTGAGCCTTCATCTGGTCCTCCTGCATCTTGGCTTGGCTTGTGACCTGAGCGACCTGTGCGTTGGCCTGAGCTTGGAACTGAGAGTTCTGCTGGGCCATCTCTTGACGGACCTTCATACGCTTCTTACGGCGTACGATAAGCAGCCTCTCGGCTTGGTCGATGTCCCTCAACTGACGGATGGCGATAGCGTCCTCGATGTCAAGCTCACCCTGGGCAATAGAGGCCTGGATGTTTTGCTCGAGGTACATACGGTCAATCTCGTTCATATCAGCGACAACCCTAACGCCGAAGTTGTACATAGGAAGGTTAGAGAAGCTAGACAGCACAGCCATATTCTCCCTGCCAATAGCAGTCTCGTAGGCTTTGTAGATGATAGACTTCGGGGGAAGTATCTGAAGACACTTCACCACGTCCTCACAGATCCTGCGGTACAGCACAATCGCTGCATTGGTGATATCTCCAAGAGCATTGTTGCCTGCCGCCAGTTGCTGCTGGCGTACGCCAACAAGCTGGTCTCCCTTAGGGCTCGTGCCATCCATAACCTCGTTGATGCCCGTAGCATCACGAATCATACGCAGAGCGTGGTTGTAGATGGTGATAAGCTCGTTGATGTTCCTGATGCCGTTCTCAAGAGGACGGATCGGTGGGTTCTGGAAGCTGCCGTCAGGATTCTTGCTGCGGTAGTAGAAGATACCCGTCTGCTCGTAGATGTCTTGAAGGTCCAGAGGCTGAAGTTCTCCGCCACGTCCTAGCTGTACGTTCTCAAGTCCTTCGATGTCGATAATCAATCCATCAGGCTTGGCCTTGGCGATAGACTGCTGGAGCTTTAGGTGGGTGATCTGCAGCTGGTCGGCAAAGCCGATGATGCCGCTTACCATAGACTTAGGGATAGACTTACGGATGTTGGTGGCCACAATGCTGTAGCTCATCCGGGTGCGGGTGATGTCGTGAACATTTTTAGGAATGTTCTTCTTCAGACCGTAGTCAAAGATGTAGTCCGTTCCCAAGATGTACTTACCTCCGTACAGCGTCTGGTTCTGCATATAGACAGCCTCCCTATCGTACACACTCTGCTGTGGGGCGGTGTACTTGTGGCCCTTGTAGTAGAAACCAACGTTTCCAAAGCGAGACTCCTTCTTCTCGAAGATGATGTTGTCAACACTAACAAACTCAAAGTCAAGTACTTCGATGGTGTACTCGTCGTATCCGTAGTAGTAGCGCTCCATACCTGGGTCGTACCCAGATCCCATCAGTCGGCTAGAGTCATTACCAAAGCGGTTCATAACCGTCCTTGCCATCTTCTCGTACTCGTCCTCGGTGAACTGGTCTCCTGCGATACGCTTGAGCTCTGAGATGCTCATACGCTTTACGTGGCCTGCGTAGGTAATGTCCGTAAAGTTGGGGTCAGAGGTAAAGCTGTGGATAAAGAATGCTGGGTCTACATAGTCCTCAACGATTCCGTAGTTGGGGTCGTTGCTGCGCTTGGTGACGGCAATACCACAGGTGACGAGGTCTTCGACATTGCGCCTAAAAATGCGCTCGTCGAAGTCATTCCAGCTGAGCGTTAGGTTGATGCCAATCTGGGCAGCAATCTCCGCAGCGGTCTTGATGTTAGTCTCAAGGAAAATTTCGGTCTCCTCAGCGGTATCGGGAAGAGAATCGGGGTCTACCTCGGTGCGAAGTCCTGAGTCCTTCGCCTCCTTTAGGATGTCCTTGTTCTCGATGAATATCTTCATCTTGTTCTTCTCGTAGTCCTTCTCACTGCGCGACAAAGGATCAACAGCTTCAATGTTTGGGTAAAACTTAGAAGACAGAATCTTGTTGACTACAATCTTTACAAACTTGGGAACTATAGGAACTGGTGTCCAGTCTAGGTTCACCAAAGACCCATCACCGTTGTTGGGATCAAGAGAGGTAAGTATCTGCTTGTAGATGGATGTATCTTGCGTTCCGTTGGCGTAGTCCCTAGATACTTCAAACTCACGGAATCTTTTGCTGTACAGAGAGCCCTCGTACTGGGCGCTTCCCCACTGGCCATATACAGCCTTTGCGTACTGAAGACCGTACCTCTTTCCAACCTTTACATCGTGCGAGGCAAAAGGGTCTGGAAACGTAGAGTCGTATGAGTTATCTTTTGAAGAGTATTGATCCATTTATCGGAGTTTATGGACAAAGGTACGAACTTAACTTATCGCCTAATTTCCTTACCCTTGCGGAAGAAAACACGCTCGTTGAAGTTTGTCTTTTTGACTTCCTTGACCTGCTTCTGGGCGGCAAGAAGTGCCAGCCCTGAGCTGATTGTTAAGTCAAACTTTGTCCTGTCGTCTATCTTAAAGTTTATCCAGTCCTCAAGTGTCCTGTTTAGATACATCCGTCCGAACTTACCACTCTCGTTGTGGAGGCCTACGTGGTCGTGAATGTAGGACTCAATAGCCTGAGCGTGAGCCTGAATGACATCTTGGCTGTTGGATGGTATCCCCTTTGTCTTTACGTTCATCTTTGAAGAGGTGGACGCTAGATGCGCAGGGCGGTTCATAAGGTACTCGTCGTAGCCCCTTGACTCAAAGTACCTAGCGATGCCGTACTTGTTGTTCTCTATCAGAACAGGGTACCCGTAGAATACCGCAGCCATAAGGATGTCTTCGTAGAATATCTTGGCAAGCGGAGGCCGTGAGGCGTACTCCGCGACAAACATATTGGAGGGGTGCTCCATCGAGAACTTGTTGTATACGTGGCAGGCACCCTTTGAAGACCTGTAGTCAAGGGTGGTGTCAAGGTCGTAGGAGTCAACACCCATAACCCCGAATGCTCCGTTGGGGGCAACAGCTTTATTGTTCTCAATCTTTCGTTTATTTCGAATATCGGTAGGTGCCAGCCAAGCCACACGCCACCGCCCATTAGGGTCGGGGGCGAAGATCACCTCGCTGTCCATCTTTCCGTCTTTCCATTGGAAGTTGCCGATGACCACAGGGTTGGGGTACAGCTCCTCGTTGTGTTGTATCTGCTCGTATATCTTCTGGATATTAAACAGAGAACTCTTGGTCGAGTCGCGGAACGCCTCGTCCTCGGTGAAGGGGAACTGGCGTATGATCTCATTGAGCTCGTAGCTGTTGTTCTGCTGGCCCTTCCTCTCGTTCTTTAAGAACGTCCTAGCTCCAATTTCGGTTATAGTTCCGTCTTCGGTAAGCATTGGAGTCTCTGGGTCTTCAACAATAGGCAGGCCGTACTGGCTAAAGAATCCCTCCATCGCATCGTATGCCGGGATGAATATCTTATAAAGCCCGCTCTTGGTCCTTCCGTTCTCGTTGCGGTCGTTAGGGTCGGAGTCGTAGTACAGATTCCTAAACTCCCTGCCGCCCTTGTCTAGAGGGTTTACTGTGGACCCCACCATCGCCTTGCCAATCACCCTACGTCCAACGAGCAGACAGGTCCTATGGATCCTCCACACCTCTCTTATGTCGTTAGGATTGAGCCACTTACCAGCCTCATCAAGAAACAGCATATGGGTCTTGCTTCCGTCATACGCGTTATTGGTAGTGTTCTTCCAGTTGATTATAGTATCGAGAGCCTCACCTCGTGAGGTCGTCTTGTTTTTCTTGGTGATCCGCTTCGAGGGCTCGCGGAAGGCGAGCTCCATCCTTGGGTTAGTCGTTCCGTCAATGATAGGAGAAAAGAAGAATGGGTAGCCCTTGAATATGGGGATGATCTTAGAGCCGAATACCGCCTCTTGGGCGTCTGTTCCTGTCTTGCTCATAATACCCAACAGCTTTTCCTTCACCTGACTGCCCTCGTCGACAAGCACAGCAGCACTCATATTGGTGTACCCAGAACGCCTGCACTTGGTGTATATCTGACCAAGACACCGAGGGTCTGCCTCGCAGGCCGATAGGTGGACAAACAGCTTACGCTGAAAGTCTAGGTACGTAGGGTATCCGATGTCTATCGAGCTCCACTGGAGGAACATATAGTGGTGACCCGTGATGTAGGTCTCCTCACCGTTGTTCATAAACCACAGGCCTTCCTTACGCCTCTTGAACTCCTGCTCGATGTAGGGGCTCCACCTCTGCTGGAACTCTCTGGGGGACTCGTACCAGTCGTCCATAGAGTTTATCTGCGCAAGCTCCCTAGGGATGTCCTGACGCTTCCACATCTGCTGATGCTTGGGTAGGTCGCTAAAGAGGAAACCCTCCGGCTTTGGTAACTGGATGCTGAGGGATTCTATCTCAATGATAGGTCCGTCCGAATTGTTCGGACAGATGCTTATCACCTCCTGCTTGTCTATTACCTTCAGGCCAGCCATTATCTTGCCATCCTCTCAGCGAAGCCTCCCTTGAAGTCCTTCTCCTTTTCAAAGGATCCGGACTCCTCGATGTCGCCAACAAGCTGCTCTAGCTTCTGCCTCTCTACGATAAGCTCCTTGCAGGCTAGGGCTGTATCCTTGATCGCTTGCAGCTCTGCCTTGCGGGCGGACCCCGTTAGATCGGGGTCTACCGGCTTGCGGATCTCCTCGGTCATATTGCCGATAGCAGCCTCCATCGCAGAGATGAGGTTACGCGCAGCAGTAACTGTTGTGAATTTTACAGCTTTTGACATATCAGGTGGTGGATTTGCATACGCCACAACTTGCGGCCATTGATGTCCATCTCGTAGTCTGCGTCCTTGGCGAAGTACACCACGTCGCCCACAGCGAGACCTTCCTCCTCTAGCCACTGGCTTCCGTAAACGATACGTCCCCAGCGCTTCTCTGGTTCCTTGAGGGTGATGATTTCTATGAAGCTCTTCTCTTTATCAGCATCGATATCAAAGGGCTCTAGGAACACCCAGTCAGCAACAGCTATAAGGCTTCCGTCAGGCTTCTCGATAAGGTATGCCTGGTTGCCCTGACCGCCGAAGGGGTCGTAGTTTACGCGGTATATCTTTTCTTTAGGGTCAACGACTTGGGTGTCGTTGAGTGCAACGTGGTGGTGGTGGAATACGTAGTCTCCTATCTCTAGCTCGGACTTGAACTTGGCTGGAATGCCTACAACCTTAGCCTTCATAGTGCGGTGTTGGAACTCGTTGAACTTAGTGTCGAGGTAAAGCTCTGACTCTCCCACCTTGATGGTGTCATTTACAGCGCTAGGTATGTGCACTAGGATGTGGTACAATGGTATCATATGTTTAATTGAAATAAATAAAAGTTGTAAGTCGGTTACAACTAGAAGTTACAGTCGTACTCTACTATAACTGGCATACCCTCGATAGTCTTCCACAGCATAAGCGTGTCTTCCTTCTTTAGGTATATTAGGTACTTGCGCTCTCCGTGGTAGTGGAGGTGAGAACCGTCGAGAACGATTGAGTCGATCTCTCCGTCCCCCGCCTTCTGGCCTACATAGTAGGCTAAGGCTTTCAGTGGGTCGGTTCCCGCAATGATTTTTCTGATGAGTTCCATTTCATTTTAATTTAGTTCAAATTTAGCCAATAATCTATATTGGTTGTATCGTCGGCTTCGTCGTCCTCGCTGTAGGCTCCCATAAGGTATGTTACCAAGGAAATCATCTCCTCCTTGGTGTCTACGTTGATGTTAGACACAGACTCTACAACGCTGTTTCCGTCTATCTGGTCTACCACAAGCCCTGCTGATGCAATCATCATAAACTCATCGATAAGGCCAAGATCCTCGGCCTTGTTCAATATGTCATCGAAGCTGTTCTTTGCAAACATAAACAGCTCAATCCTAGCTGCAGCCTTATCCATTAAAGCTTGCGGAAGTGAAGGATAGAGTATTGGCTTAGAGTTGCCGTACCAGCAGTTTCCGTTGCGGTGACAGATATAATATCTCCAGCGTTTAGGTTAGCGAAGGTGGACTGGGTGACAAAGTGGTCGCCAGAAGCCTTAAATTCCGTCTCTGAAGAGTTGACCATAACTCCGTTTACCATAAAGTCAAACTGGACAGAGGTAGACGTTGCTGCGGTAACAACTGGAGCGCAGAGCGTAATCTGGTAGATTCCACCATCCTGAAGGAACGTGACTGAGTCGTTTGTTCCCCCGTATACGGTGGTGATGTCGTAGTATGCGCCGCCGTCTCCAACTTTATTAGACTCTGTCGCAAGGCTTCCTATGGGCTGAAACTCTAGGTATGCTGGAGCTCCTGTAAGCGTAAGCGTCGCTGCCGTGCGAGCAACAAGTTCTGGGGCTGACTGATATCCTCCGGGGTTTATCAGAGACTTAAGGTTTGAGTAGTCTATCCTCCTCCAAGAGTTGGTAGATACGTCATAAATCAAAAACCTGTCTCCGTTGGCGATGGCACCAATGTCAGATATAGACGACGGATTGTCAAGGCGTACCGTTGAGCTGGTGATGGCAAGAGGTAGGGTCGCCGTTGTAACGGCGCCTCCTGAAAAGGCGGCAGCGTTAAGGGTTCGCTTTACGACTTGGTTGGATGCGTTAAGCAGAAGCGCTGATGTCTCGGTAGACCCAGTAGCTGGAACCGTTGGGAACTCCAAGATTCCGTTGACGCCTACTTTGGTGGTAGCAACCTGAAGTGCTGTTGCCACTCCGTCTCCTGACTCTACGTTCTTAAGGGTGGTGGTAGCGGTGTTCGTCGCCAGCTTTAGCAGCGAAGCAAATGCGTTCTTTACCTTTTGTCCACTAAGTGTTGCCATATTTCGTACTTTTGCTACAAAGATACAATTTACTTCATTGGCTAAAAAGTTCAAGAAAAAAGAAGACCTAAAGTTTAGGGACTTCGCATACCGTGATGAACGCGGTCCTACCCTATACAAATTTGTCTGGCACGCCAACAAGTTTATGAAGCAGGAGTATAAGCTCCTGCCAATACAGGTAGACTTCCTTCTCTTCGCCTACGACCTAGAGTTTTTCACCATCGAGTGGATGGGACAACAGCTGTCGAAGTCCTACAACCAGACCAAGGACTGGTTAACTGTTAGGATGAAGAAGCGGGAATTGCTGTTCGACTACTTCTCGATGGAGGATATCGACATACACAAGGACACCTCTATGTGGTTTCGTGATGAAAACAGGTGGAACTACCGAAAAAGATACTCACTAACTCAGCAGGGGCGTATGATTGTGGAAAGGTGGAGGGATATAGCCTCTGGAAAGGAGACTGTGGAGCTTCAGTACGACAAAAAAACCGTAAACAAGACCATCCCCAACAGGGCAGAGGGTATTCCTACAGTTCTTTTGGGCAGAAAGCTAAAAGGACACGAGGATACTCCCCTTGGCAAGAAGATTATCGCTCAGGCTAAGATTGATGGGCGGAGTATAGCCGGAATTTTGCCTCCTTCGAAGCACCTTCGTGAGGGGTAAACTTACCGTCCTTGTCAGCCATCACATAGTAACGACCTTTCTCCATCATCCAGTGGTGGCCCGCTGGTGCTGGAACCATTACGTGGCTGTCTTTTTTCTTGGCCTTCATTAGAGTTTTGCTTTTTTCTGTGCTTTCTTGCTCATCTCCATAACTGGAACTGGAGTTCCTACTGGGTATGGCTTTCCTGCTATCGCTGCAGTGATTGACTTCATACCAGTCTTTACGTCGATAGCCCTACGCAGAGGAACAGCTGCCTCATTCATAGGTCCGTAGCATTTAGCAAGAACGATTCCTGTCTCTGTGGTATCGAAAACCTCACAGGGCATACAGAACATATTGCTCTCGCTTGTTACCGCGTAGTCTGTGTTAACGATAAACGAGCGGTTCTTTGGGTGCATCATCTCCCAATCCTGTGTTTTAGGATTGTACTGAGGAATAAAGCTAGATGTGTCAAAGTACCAGTACAGAGACCATACTGACTTACCATCCCATACCGTGCTTCCGTCGTTGTTTGGGTACTGAAAGTTTCTATCGGTACTGAATTCAGAACCCCAGCTAAAACTATAGCCTTCCATAGCTAGGTTAGAGACTGAAGGTCCGTCTAGAACTGGGCAGATAGAACATCCCTCTTCAAATACCTTTCCTTGGACTACGATTTGCCTTCCCGTTAGCTCAGCACCCGATGCTCCACAGAAGGCATATAGGCCTTCGTGGATCTTAAGGGCCTTAGCGTCTTTTGATTCTTCAGTTGCGCAGCTTAGTAGTGCTGAAGCAGCAAGCAGTGATAATAATGTATTTTTCATATTGTGGGTTGTTTACTTTTTAGATCTGTTCTTTACTGCTGATATAAACCTACGCTCAGTATGGTCGTAGTCTAGGCCATCTCCGTTTCCGTACTTGCCGGCTTGTCGATTCTTTCTGTTGAGCTCAGCCCGGTACTTCTTACGCTCGTCGGTGGAGTGATACTCTGTATCGTACTCCTTCTTCTTTTGGTAAGCCTTGGGGTTGCTGTCGTAGTACTTTTTAGTTTTCACTTCTCTAGCTCAAAAATCAGGTCGTCGCTTCTTAATTTGTTTTCTCGGAAGTCAAAGGTCCGATATTTTTCGTAACCAAATTTCTTTGCGTGAGACGCTAGTTCCTCAAACCACTCTACGCTCTGGAGGTCTTCGATGATAAGCTTGCCTCCCTTTTTAACCTTTGGCATCCACAGCTCGATGGCTATCTTCATACTCTCTATGCTATGGGGTCCGTCGTCAATGATGTAGTCATAGCTGTTGTCTTTGTGGGTGTCTACAACAGCCTTGTCGTACCCATCACCAATGATGATCTCAATCCTTGGGAACTCACGACCAAGTGATGCTTCTTTATAGTTGTTTAAACACGAATCCATTACATCTATGCCAACAATCTTGGCATTCGTAAACCATTCGTGCCAGAGTATCAGGCTTCCTCCGTTCTGTACACCAATCTCAAGTACTGACGTAACCCTGTCTGGGTTAGCAAACTCTTCAGTGTAGTATGCCTCTAGGTAGTCGTGGAACGAACCTTTATCCGTAGTAGGCCATCCGTTGGAGTCTACACAGTATTCGCTGTAGATATCAATTAGGTTCATAAGCAATTTTGCTTACAATATCTAGTCTTCGTCCTCTTCGTAGAAGCAGGCCTTGAACTTGTAGTGAGTAGGAGTCTTGCCTGAGGCTTTGACAGCAGCTTCAAGCTGCTTCATACCAGAGGCCATATCCATTGACTTGATTTCAATCTCCTCACTAGACTCCTCACTCATCTTACCACCGTAGTTGTATTTCTTAGCTTTCATAACTGTTTACTTTTTCTTTAGCATCTTAAAGTCAATGGCGGAAATCTTTCCGTCCTTGTTCTTGTCAATCTTTACTTGGCCTCCCATAAGGTACTTCTTCATCTTGCCGCCCATACCGTATTCCATCTTACCGCCGCCCATCATCTTCTTTGCGGGGGCTGACTCTTTGGCCTTTATTACGCGGTTCTCTACGCGAGCTGCTTTTCCTAGAAGTCGGTCAGCCTTACGCTCCCTACCCTCGTCTACTGCTTTGTTGCCACGAGCTACAAGGTTGGCTTCGCGATTCTCAAGTCTTTTGACTTTGTCTTCTACCTTTCCGCCTTTAGCGTATGTCATATCCACCTTGCCGCCACCAGTATACTTTTTCATATCCTCACGAATCTTGTCCATCTGAACTTTTACGCCAGAGGCGGTAGTGGGCTCACCCTTCTTGGTCCAGTAGTCGTACTCCTTCTGGAGTTTATTAATCTTCTCGGCCATCATACCGCGTCGAGCCTCTTCCTTGTTAAACTTAGGAATAGAACCGAACAGCTTTCTAGCAAGCTCTTGCTTCTTATCGTCCGCAGTCATCTTACCGCCGTTCTGGTAAACAGTCATCTTTGCTTTCATAGATACAAAGATATTATTTAAACGGCTTGTATTTTGTCTTGCCAGCAGCATCTCTATAGGCTACAAGTATCTGTTTCCTGTTGGCTCCCTTGCGGTAACCCACGTGAACCCAGTCAGGGTTCTTAGTTGTCCCGAACTCAAATATGCATTGATCGAATTCAAGGTTGTTTACGATGAAGTTAAACACATCCATATTGGTTACCCCATTGCCGTGACCATCTTGGTCAAGGTCAAGAGCACGTCCTAGGTTGTGGTCAGAGGTAGAGCTGCCACCAATAGCCTTATTCAAGGCAGCAGAGCGGTACCCACTAGAAATATAGATAGGAACACCAAAGTGCTCACGTACCTTATCAAAGACTTCGGTACAGATTGTCTTAAGGTTCTCTAGATGCTCTGGGGTGGGCTCGTTACTGATACCCTTTCTTTTAGCAGTATCACTCTTGGTGACCTCAGCTAACGATACGTAGTTACTTAGTTTCATAAGAAAACTTGTTTTGCGGTGTTAATCATAGGGCAAAGATAGCCACAATAAAAAAGGGCCCGAAGGCCCTAATCGCAGAATCTGTCGTCACAACACAATCCACTATGCAAATTTAGGGTTTTGCATCCTAAGCAAAAAATTAGCTGGCAACATAACCCACCTCTTGTATATCGATAAATTCTTACTCTTCCTGATAGAGTCAGTAGTTCTAAGCTTTACGTGCTTGTCGTAACCCTTACTCCTTCCATTTCTGTTTACCCATTTAAGAAATGTTGATTTACTTACACCAACAGCTAAAGAAGCTGAAATTGCAGATAGGTAAATTAGTTTTGTCTCAATGTCAACATATATGTATGACAATCCTCCGTTACCACCACCAGAGATGTTGTAACAGTTCTCTATCCTATAAGCCGATATCCATAGGTTCTCAAGATCATTTAGCTGTTGCATTGTTTCTGCCCAGCATATCACCTCTGTATGAAAGTTTTCCTTACCGTAGAGCTCAAATGCATCAATAAGGACCTTTCCGGACCCCTTGTATGACTTACTGAACTTAGAAGACCTATGTTGTCCTATGTATATCCAGTTGTTTAACTTGTTGGTTGTCTTGTAGATGTATCCTATCATAGCGTTGTTTGTGTTGTGACAAGACAAATATACGTAATATTTTGTGGTTTGGAAAATATTCCGTACCTTCGCATAGCCTAAGGTTCTATAGCTCTATAGTAAAGCGATCTAAAAGACAATCGCTTTAGCTAACAATAGATAGGGGGCGTCGCCTAAGCAGAGCCCCCACGTTCATCAGTACCTAAAATGCTCAGGCACCTAGAATAAGCGACAACTATGGTCTGTTCGTTCTAGCCCATTATAGCTGTTGTTTACTCAGTTTACTTGTTATTTTTAAGCTACTAGTAGGAGGTATACGGGTCCTTAGGGACCCTCCACCTCCCAGACCCACAATCATTGAACAGCTATTAAGACTTCTATCGTCAATGTTTAAGTTTACCCCTCTAGCTTCTTTTTCAACCTAAGGGTTGAAGTCAGAAGCATCTGAGAGTGAGAAATAAATATCCAGGGGATAATATACATATATAAACGTACGCACGCGCAAACGGAAACGCAATCCCACACGTATGCCCCTCGCGCGCGCTGATTCCTATTGCCAGGTTTTGGCGTTTTGGTAGGTCGGCTATGGTGAGTAACTAACTGCGTTTATGCGTACTACTTGTTGGCATTTGGATGTTGATTGGTATTGTGGTTTGGTTTGCTCTTGTTCACAAGAGTGGAACAATCACCCCTCCCTATTCCCTCCCTAACTACTCCCTTACCTCCCACTAACTCCCACTTTACCCCACTATGGCTATGGTTATGCATCTACGCTAACCATCAGACTAAAACTTTTGTCGGTGATTATCAGCAAGTTATGGGCGGATTAGAAAAACTTTCACCTAAAAACTTGCATATGTCAAATTCCAATATAACATTTGCCCCATCAATCATTTAATCTACCATCTTATGCTAACTATTGAAGAACAAAAAATGTACCCCAAAGTAATGATAGCGGCCTATTTTCCTAATGGCGCTGACAAAAGAGACAAGTTTTTAGAGTCATACAGAATAGAAACGATAGTCAACGATAATCGGTCGGAATCAGCGTATTACGAAAATCTTTGCCACGAGTCAAATATAACTTTGATGGTAAAACTACCGAACGGAGTAATTAAGTAACAACAACTAATCTACCATCCTATGACTCCTACTGCTTTCTATTCCTACCTTACCTCCAAGGGTGCCTCGGTGCTTAATGAGTTACTTAATGATGCCCACCAAAATGTAATCCTTGCCGAGCATCCTCGTTATGGTGAATATGGCGGAATATGCATAATGTTCCCCGAATACGAGGTGGCATTTAGTACTGATTTCTTTGATACTGAAGATTTAACTGCGAGAGGTGACTATCAGCCATTACTACTTGATGGTGAGTTAAAATTCGCATACGAGGTTAACTGAAGATGAGTTCAATACTCGAAACCTACTTCGGTAGGTCTTAACCAAAAAAACAATCGTTATGAAAACTTACTTCCT